CAAGACGCTTGGCTTCTTCCAACTTCTGACCAAGCAACAGATCCTGCAGCGACCCAGCACGCGCTTGGGTGTAGCCCTGCTGACCTGCTTGCAGAGCCGAGCCAAGGGCTTGACCAAGACCGATAGGGGTGGTGCTTCGGCCACTGGCTTGCAGCAGTGCAGCAGCCGCTGCCAGCGTAGCGTTGCGGCCCATCAGCTTGCGCTGGTCTTCACTCAGCAGCGCATCAAGTCCAGTGGGCGTGCCACCCTGCATGCCGCCAAACATGTTGCCAAAATTTACAAAGTCAAATGGTGTTGACATTTTTATCCCCTTAACCACCAAGCAAGCCAAGAATGCCGCCACCGATTGCACCGACAGGGCCAAACAGTTGGCCGCCAGCCAAAGCACCGCCCAAAGCACCCGATGCAACATTTCGGCTGTACGGGGTTGATGTGGTGCGACCCAAGTCGGCAGGGTTTGCACCCAAGCTGGACTGGACAATGCCCAGTTTTTGCAGGCCGATGTTGCGGATCGCATCCATCTGCTGCTGCTCAAAAGCCTGACGCGCACCGCCCAAGGCCATCACATTCTGACCGCCTTGGATGTTCTGACCCCGAGCGTACTGAGCCAACTGTGCAGCCTGACCATATCCCTGATTGCGCAGGTTTGCTGACAGGTCAGCGGCCTGCTTCAAGGCAGCGGCATTGGTCAGTGAAGACTGCACACCTTGGCGTGAGCCACCAAAGGCCCGAGCTTGTGTGGCGGCTTGACGATCCCTGATGTCTTGCATTTGGCGGCTTGATTCAATATCACCAAGGCTGCGGTCAATGACTTCCTGTTGGTAAGGATTCATAAACGCATTGATGTCTGCCCCGCTGAACGGGGTCAGTGACTGGTTGACGATCTGCTGCTCACCGGCCTGATACAGCGGGTTGTAGCCTGCAAACTGCTGGACGGGCAATGCCCCTGCAACACCCTGAGCCTGCTGGAAATTTTGAAGGAATGCCTCTTTGATCTGTGGATCAATTGAAGTTGAGGATGTTTGAGTTCCACCTTTAGACATTTTTCGCCCCTTATCCGAGTAAAGATTTCATTTTTTTGGCAGGAATCTTGCCATCGTTGATCATGCCCAGCAACCCTGCGCCGTACTTTTTAACCGCTGATTTCTTGATAACATATTCGCCAAGCTGCAACATGCCAGTGCCGTCATCTGGGCCTGCTGGGTTGGGGCCGCCAACTTTGTCAACTAGGCCGCCCATGTTGTACTCGCCACCACCAAAGCTGTCACCACCGCCGCCATACCCGCCAGAGTCGCCGCCGTAGCCGCCGCTATCCGACTCACCTGGATTGCCACTTCCCGTGTCGGAACTTGTGCCGCCATAGCCGCCAGAGTCGCCGCCATATGACTCACCAGGGTTGCCAACTCCAGTATCGGAACTTGTAAAGCCGCCGCCGTATGACTCGCCAGGGTTGCCGACTCCGGTCATGGAGCTTCCGTAGCCATAGGATGGTTGGCCAGCATAGGTTCCAGCGTTTTCCACTGTTACATCAAATGAAGGCTGGGACGAAAGGCCCAGCATTGCTCCGATAAGGCCGTTGCTGAGTGATTGATTGGAGCCGTAAGTAGCTGGGCCGCTGAAGCCGCCACTGCTGACAACACCAGCACTGTCACCACCACCGCCCATGCCACCGCCGCCACCACCACCACCGTCAATAAGGCCGCTGAGATTTAGGCGACTGTTTGATCCCACAAATGCGTTGTTGTAGAGTGCTGGATCGTAGCCACCAATTGCGCCACCAGGTGAATAAGCGTATGGGTTTTGCCGCACTGGCATCTGAGACATGATCTGTGAGTACGGGTCGCTGCCATAGCCCATCTGCCCCGTGATCTGCGAGTACGGGTCGCTGCCTGCGTCAATAGATGCCTTTGGCATAGCCATAGGCTCGGGCTGGTTGTATGGGAGAAATTGACGGCGTTCAAATTCACCAATGCCAGCCTCAAGCGGCGGTTGATTAGTTGGGTTTTCAACACCAGCGGCTTTGGCATACGCTGGGTTGTTGTACACCTGACCATCAGGGCCATAAACAAGCTGTTGTGTAGATGCTTCACCCAATCCTGGCATACTCATATCAACTCCTTTGAGAGAATAAACCATTGCGGCTGATATCCCTCGTCTTTTAAAAATGTACGCTCCCATCCCTTGCGGCCTGCAAGCGTCACCCTTGTACATCCCACAGACTTTCCCCATGCCTCAATGTGTGGCCGCATTTTCTTGAGTTCATCAAGATTGCCACCAGCAAGGAAAAAATGTAAATTTTTTAGCTTCGGATAAACAAGAATCTCTGTCACCACCGCTGAACTTTGCCCAGGCCATAACTGGTATCGATCCGACATTATCCCAGCCGCTATGTCATCGAGTGTGTGAGTCCCACCACTGTATTCTAAAGCCGCATCAATCCACTGGCGACACCGATTGATCTCAGAAATTCTATCCATCATCGCTTGCCGCTGGCCACCGCATCCAGCCGCATCACCCCGATGCGCCAATCAGCCAAAACAGCACCCGTCACCTTCACATTGACCTGCCGCGCCATAAACCGGACATCCGTAGGGTTGGCCGCCGTGTATGGCCCAAAGGTGGACTGAGCGCCCGTGGGGTAATTGCGGGTCTTGAATGAAACCACCGCCTCGCCAAGTGTTTGCTCGTCTGGGACAACTTGCCGCACAGACATGAGGTTGTCGCCGTTGCCAAGCTGAACTGGCCCAGACTCAGCGTAGATGCTGGCGCTGTCATAGGCAAATCCCACTTCGTGCTCGTAGATGTAGCCATCAGATGACACCAGCAGCGGGTTGGTAAACACACCCGCATCAGTGCCAGCGGTACGGGCCAACATGCCGATATTCCAGTGGTTTTCGCGGTAGTTGTAGGTGACATAGCTGTCATTCTCATTGCTGCCGCTGCTTGGGTAATACCACCAGATCTCACCAAACTGGCTGTTGTGGACAGCGTAGACCTTGGATGCTTGGTTGAAGTTCATGTTGCTGAACACATAGTCAGACACATCACTTGGCAGGGGCTTGACATAGCCGTCATAAGTCCAGAAACCGGACTTGCTCATCCAGATGGCCGCCGTGTCAATGGCCGCCACAGATTGAGCCGAGATCAGGCCGCAGCCAGATCCGGCCTTCTCAAAGCCATAGATGAATGGTGCGCCAATGTAGTTGGCCGTATGTACATCCACATCGGTAAACAGCAGGTTGACGCCCTTGACGCGCTTGCCGGCCAGCAGAGTGCCAGGTGTAGCCAACTCAAAATCACCAGCCTGATTGGTGGCCGCAGGCGTCCAGACTGTATTGTCCTCTTGGTCACACCACTGCACCCTGCGTGGATTGCCACCAGCGCCAAGGGCAAACAGGATTCGCTCGGCAGTGACCAAGAGAGCCTTGTTGCCCGTTGGGGCGTTGGTGATGGCCGCTGCCAAGGTCGGCGTTGTAAACCCAAGCTGCCACTCGTACAGTTTGCCGTCAGCGCTTGAGCAGGCCACCAGATACTCGCCCCAAGTGTCCAAGCTCCATGTGGTGGCTGGGATCAGCCCACCCAAGTCAGGTCGGGCCACGCCATAGGCGTATGTGCCATAGGTGCTGTAGCCATAGCCGGTTTTGATCGTGGCATCGGCAATGCCGGAAGTGATGCCGGTTGGTGTGATTTCCTTGAGTGTCCCCGCCTCGTTCATGGCGTACAGCTTGGACTGTGTACCGGCGGCAATGAATCGCTCACCGCTGTTGTTGCGCCAAGTGATGAACCCTCGGCACAGACCAGTCATCTGGCTTGCCGAGCGCTTCCTCCAGCCGCCCATAGGCCGCAGGGTGTTCTCATACCAGCGCACCAGATTTGCGTCATACCAGCGTCCTGCTGCTTGGTACTCCGTGCCGTTCCTGTAAATGCCTGGTGGTAGTTTTAGTGGGATGTACATGGCTATATTGTCGGTAGGTTAGAGACAAAGCTCATCGTGACGATGGCCGATGGCACTGCTGGTCGTGTGGGGCTGGTGCTTGTCCCAAAAGCCTCTATGCTTACGCCAGTATTTTCAGTTCTCCACACAATCTCAATGTAATCATTAGCAGCCATATCAACAAAGAAATTCAATGAAGCAATAATATGGCTAGGGTCGCCAGCACCTTTTCTTGCTGCCAAGTGGAATCTGCTATTTGAGTTTGCAATGTTTGTACCATTCTTGCGAAACCAAATATCCACATCTTGACCATCGTTTGTGGTGTTTTTTAGTTGAATGGAAAACTGCAAGTTCCAGATTCCAGAGTCGGCCACTGTGATTCGACTGTTGCTGGCTATTGTCACGCCATTGCTAAAGTCTGTCGTGTTGAATGTGACGGCGTAGGCCGTGGTGGTGTTGGCCGCCGTCTGGTTGGTTGAGTCCTGAAAAGCCCCGTGCGGGTTGTTCATAAACTTGCCCCCCCTTGGCCCAAACAGTGAGCCAAGGACGGAAGTCAGTTTTCTGGAAAAAATGTTCAGTGCGCCGTTGTTCTCGTTCAAGTTCCGGCGGTCATACACCTCTGGTGGATAACCCAGACTCGGCAGTGAAGGCGTCTCTAATTGTTGCTTGACATTGGCCATGAGGTGATTATTTCACTTATGCCATGTCTGCGCCTACTTTGCCAACTTCAGCAACCCTGCGGCTCCAGCCCTTGCCAAAGGTTGGCCAGTGCGGCAAGTCCATCAGGAATGACAGTCTGCGCTTGCCATAATCGTCAACCAGATCGCCCTCAAATGCGGCCACAGCCTGCAAAGTCTTCGGGCCGATGCCGCCGTCAGGATCGACCCCCACGCACGCTTGCAGCCACTTGGCAGCCCGACCTGGGCCGCTGTTCACCGCCGCATCGAACACCACATAGTCCACGCCAGCCGGTAGCTCATCGCCCTTGATCTTGTCCCAATACTTGGCCTTGTACATCGGGCCAACAATCTCTGGAGTTAAAGCACGCATGGTTTTTTCGTCAACCTCATGGCCCACCCACTCCTCCCAGACCTTCTTGGTCACGCCAAGGTTGGTCATGCCGCCTGGGTCTGATGGATGGTTTACAAAGCCGCCTTCATGGTGCAGGACGGCAGCGAGTGCGGAGTCAAAGTTTTCTTTCATTTAACTGGCCCTGTCTTAGAAAGTAAATCGGTCTTGGCTTGTGAGCCAGCAGATGATCCAAAGTAGTAGGCAATTATTCCTGTCCACGCCGTGCCAAGTGAACCCAGCATCATCAAGATGGCAGGGTTGCTGTCATCTAGCTTGTTGAAAAACATCAGCGTCATAATGGCAAAAAACCCGACAGTGACAGCACCGGCCAGCAATGGCGGCATCATTGAGCGAGTCGCAGCCTGCATATCACGCGCAGACTTGCGGTCTTCAACTTCCAGCTTTGCAAAGTTAAGGCCAAGCTCTTGCGCTTGTTTCTGTAGCTCAATCTCTGCAACCTTGATTTGAGCTATCTGCTCTGCTGAAAGTTTGTTGTTTTCGATAAGATCGCTAACTTCAGTAGGATCAACTCCTATGGCTTTGCTGATGGCAGACACCGCCATGCCGGCCAGTGGGCCACCCATTGCCGTGGCAATTGTGGGTGCAATTTGTTTTAACCAGTCCATTACTGTTTACTCCTAGATAACATGGTTGCTGCAATTTGTAGCATGGCTCGGGCGCTGTCTAGGTCTTCAGGCTCAGTGGCCCAGCCGACTGTGATCTGCCCAATAAAACGACCCGGCTCTGGGGGGATGCCAACCCGACAGGTGTAGCCCACGCCCCTGGTTATGTACCACAGCCCCATCTCGGACTGCGCTGACTTGTACTCACCGCAAGGAATCTCACTTGCCATCAACCTGACCACATCGGCATTGTTGGCTGCGTTCTGCGTAAACAGCCCCACATCCAGCCCATCGTTGGTCTTGTCCCTGCCGTCCTTGGCGTAGGCGCGGTGCAGGACGCGAGTGCCAAACATCGTATTGACCTTGAACACCGCCACCACGATAGCGCCCGACTGCTTGAACAGGTGCGCCGCTGCGTCCTCTACGCGATCCTCTGCAATCGTTGGAATCTTCTTGGACTCCTTGTAAGCGCCGATCAGCAAGTCTTGGTTTGTATATACAAAGTATCCCGCAAAGGTCAGGACAGCCATCAGCACCATCGCAAACAGACGGAACGGGCTGGACACATAGGCCAGCACCTTGTCAACCAGGTTGAGGCGCTCGTCTGCCATCAGCACTTACCTCCGCACTGCTGCATGGCCTCGTAGACAACCCAGCCAACCCCGCCACAGACCAGCAAGAAAATCAGGAGCATCAGCACGATGGTGATGACCTCATCCATTTCTTTCTTGTGCTTGGCTGCTGCCGCCTTGCGCTTGCCCTCGGCAATGGCATGATCGCGCTCGATCTTCGCAGTGCGGGCAACGATCTTTTGCCACACATCCATCTTGTTGGACGAGAAGAAGAGCATCTTGATCTCTTCCTCAAATGCACGGGCGCTCTCAATCGCCATCTCAAGCTCAATGGCTTGGCCTTTGGCTGACCCTGAAAAGCCACCCTTGCTGACCACTTCGATTGCGTCAGCCTTGGCGCTGAAGTACTGGCCTAAGACGGGGCCAAGACTTTCAATGTCCTGCACCGTAGCCACGGTTTTCTTGACCAGCTTGACGGCTGTTGAAATTGCGGCAAGGGCCGTGAATGGATCGATCACTTCTTTCTCTCCCGCCACTTCAAGCACCAGACCAGCAGCCGGTCAGACGACCACGACCACCTCACACACTCAAAGACAGGCGCGGGGGCTTGGACTGCTGGCGGTGGTGGCGGCAGCGCGTCCATCTCAGCGTACCTTGAAGTGATCCCAGAAAGCCACAGCCGCCACGAACAGACCGCCCAGCCACAGCAGGGGCTTGGCTAGGTGGCTGAGAGTCTCCAGCACCTTGAACGCGCCCTGTGCGGCAACAAACGCTGCCGTCACATCCTTGGTGCTGGTGGTCAGGGCATCGACCTTAACCTCGACAGCAACAAGCCTGTCGTAGATTTCACGGTGAGTGATGTCTTCGGTCATGGTGCAGACTCAAGTGCTGTGATGCGGGTTGTCAGGGCTGTGATGAGGGTCTGCTGCTCTTGGATGGCTTTAAACAAAACAGCGGTAAGTTTGTCGTAACTTACACCACCGGCAACAAGTTCAATATCTTCTTCATTTCCTGTCAAAACTGACTTTAAAACCATCGGCACAAACTCAGGTAGTATTTCTACAACTTCGTCCGCAATTAAGCCAATTTCAGTTTGACCACTATCAACGCGAGTGTATTGACGCGCTTTTATTTGCAATGCCTCAGCAAGTCCGTAAGGGCTATTAACAATATTTGTTTTTACCAAGCGAGATGATGTGTCGTATGTAACTGCTCCTGTGGTTGAGTTCCATTTCAATGGATAAGTACCAGCACCAGCAGAAAGCGCAGCAGTCGCTATTGCAAACTTTCCGTCAATTGTTCCCGATCCTCCCACTACTAACCCACGCAAACAGAGCAAGTTACCGCTGGAGTCGATGCGCATACGTGCTGTGGCGTTGGTGAAAAACACCATTGGGTATGCACCTGTTGCATAAAATACAGACGCATAAGGCGCAGAAGTTCCAAATGTGCCACCTGTAATATCTTCACGACCTATATAAAAATCACCACCAGTATTATTAAATGTTGAGTAAACAGCATTTGTCCCAGTTGTAGAGGTTAATTTTATTACGCCAGTAACACCTCGAACATCCAACTTTTCCCCCGGCGAACTCGTCCCAATCCCCACATTGCCGCTGGAGTCAATCCGCATAACCTCCGCACCGCCTTCAGCAAAAGCAATGGTGTCAGCAGCAGGGAAGAAGATGCCGGTGTTGGTGTCGCCTGTGGTGGTGATGGTTGGTGCAGCCGCAGAGCCTGCTGGGAATACAACACCACCAGTGCCTTTGGGTGTAAGCGCAATTCCAATGTTCGTATCGCCGCCTGTAGCAGATAACACTGGTGCGCCACCAGTGGCCGCATTGGCCAGTGTTAACTCGTTTACGGCAGACGCTGTGGCGGTCACCTTCAGCAACTCATTGCCATTGGTGTCAATGACATCGCCAACCAGCTTCAGGCTCTTACCAGAGCCGACATTCATACCAACCGATGTGCCAGTGCCGTTGGCGGTAAAGATCGCATCCACCAAGTCTAGGTCGGTATTGACCTTTGTCCCCCAAGTGTCTGTCGATGCGCCTACCTCTGGCTTTGTCAGCAGTAGGTTGGAAGTTGTGGTATCTGCCATGCGTTGCTCCTAAATAGGTGTCCAAGTCTCAGAATTATCAACGATTGCAGTCCAACTTTCTGCACTGTCGCTGATCGGTGTGTAAGTTTCTGCGCTGTCGGGTATCGCGCCCCAGCCAAAACCAAAGATGATGCCGACAGACCCTGTGGCGCTGTTGCCTGTCAATGCAACTGTGATGACATTGCCAACACTGTCAACTGATCCCGTTGCGCCATTGCCTGTGATCGCTTGGAAAGTGATGACCTCACTCGGCATCGTCTCCACAGCACCAGTCGCCACATTGCCGGTGACCGCTTTCGTGCTGGTGACACTGACAGAACCGACAGAGCCTGTGGCCGTGTTGCCTTGCGCTGTAAACGCAAGCACAACCGCCACACTATCGACTGCACCCGTGGCCGCATTGCCGGTGACTGCATTTGTTGAGGATACAGATACAGAGCCAACACCGCCCGTGGCCGCATTGCCGGTGATGGCAATGGATAAAGTCAGCCCGACTGTGCCGACATTGCCAGTGGCAATTGTCCCGTCTTCTTGGACAGACCTGTCGGCCAGCAAGTTACCAGCAGCACCAGTCGCCTGGTTGCCGCTGATGACTACATTGCCTATGCCATAAACACCAAGGCCGTAATAGCCTGACCCATAAGCAGCCATGCTGCTGCCCCTTTAAGCCAGCCGAATCAGGCCGGTGCTGGCATCGTTGGTTGGCATGGTCAGCGTGAATGTCCCTGCGGTCACTGTCTGTGAGCCAAAGGTGTGGACGCTGACCGCCTTGTTGCTTTGCGTGCTGTTGTAGATCAGGACAGCATCAAACGCTGTGGACAGCGTGACAGCAGAGTAACTGATGCTGGCGCTGGGGGTCACAAAGGCTGTCGTGCCGCTGGTGCTTGGCGCAGTGCCAAAGGTCACTGTCACGCCGCCGGCAGTGTAGCCAGTGCCTGTCACCTCGTTGGTGGAACTGTAGGCCGTAGTGGCGGCATTGACTGTGGCAGATGCCAAGTACAGCGCAGCCTTGAAGGTGTCGGCAGTCGTTGCTGCACGGATAACGCCAGTGCCAAAGTTGTGATGACCGACAAGCAGTTCACCTTTGAAACTGGTACACATCGCCTGGGTATTTGCCATGATCTATTTCCTTAAATTTGTTCAGTGATGCCATCAGCAAAAACACCGCGCTTGAGCGCCATGTGAACGGATCGATGCACCAACTCTTCGCCCAGCCAGTACTCAACCCAAGTCGTTGTCTCGGTGTCATTCTCTACAGACCCTTCACGCTTTTCAAGCAGTGACTCGTCCATCTCGCCTTTGGTAGTCGTAATCATATTTATCCAAAAGTCTTTGCACGGGTAAGCAATGCACCGCCAGAGGATGCACCCCTGTCATCGGCCAATTGCAAGTCGCTCAATGCACGCTCATACAGCGTTGCCCACACCTGAATTCTCGCATCATCTTGCAGATATGGAGCAGCCTGTAGCAGACTTCCGTACAAATAGGCGTCAGGGCTTGAATCCAGCAAAAAGTTGGTAGCCACAGAGTTTGACAACTTTGACAACTTTGCGTAATAAATTAGCTCAGTCAGATAGTTTGTGTCGGGTGTTGGGACAAGCCGGAACTGAGTGCCGACCACGCCAAAAAAACTTGGCCTGCCGCTGGCTGTGAATTTTGTTGATTCAGCATCCAGCGCGTCTACAGTCATAAACGACAGGGGTGTTGGTGGATTTGTTCCGGTGAGCTTGAAAGACTTGA